CCCGCAAGGGTGCATGTAAGCCGGCCAATCAAGTGCATCAGATTGCGTAGCAGCCTAATAACTCAGGGCTCCGCATCTATTGTAGAAACTGAGTACCCCGATACCACATCAGCTTGCATTCAGGCCGCCTTAACCGGCGGCCCTTTTCGTTTCCGAAAGGAACGGCAATGGCCAAAAAGCCCATCAGTCAGAACGTCACGATCTCCGACGAGAGCGGCAGCTATCGCCTTGCGGTCAACTCCGATGGCTCGATCAACGTCAACGGCGGTGGAGGTGGCGGCAGCAATGTCAACATCAACGAGGTCGGCGGCACTGCGGTCTCCAACACGACGCCTGGTGTGCTCGACGTCAACGTGCTGTCGGGTGGTGGGTCCAACGCCTCGGTATCGGCGACTGGCGCGGCTGTGCCGGCCTCGGCAACCATGGTGGGTGTCCAGAACGGTGCCAACCTTGTGGCTCTGGTCGGCAGCACCGCTGACGGGCTTCTGGTCAACCTCGGAACCAACAACGATGTCACCGCAACAGGCAATGTCGCCAACGACGCAGCGGACAGCGGAAACCCAGTCAAGGTTGGCGGCGTCTACCGCTCAACGCTTGCGAGTGTTGCCGATGGTGACCGCACCGACGCTCAATCGGACACTTACGGGAATCTCCGAACCCTGATCGCCGGCCAGCAGGTCACCGGCACCGACAACATTGCCAACAATGCTCTCGTCAGCATTCAGGCCAACTCCTCGACAAGCACCGGCACGCTTCGCCCGCTGCTGATTGCCCAGACCGTGTACGACGGCACCGCGTGGGACATGATGCGGGGTGACGCGACCGATGGCACGCTGGTCAATCTGGGCGCGAACAATGACGTGACGGCCACGGGCAACGTGGCGAACGATGCCGTCGATAGTGGGAACCCACTCAAGATCGGTGGCTATGCCTCGGCCACGGCTCCCGCCAATGTTGCCGGTGCGGATCGCGTCAATGCGTGGTTCTTCCTGAACGGCTCTCAAGCGGTCCAGATTGTGGACGGCACTGGCACCGCGCTCACCTACAACGCCAATGGCAGCGCGACCCCGACCAACAGCGCACCTGTGGTGGTGGCCAACCCGACGACAGTTGCCACCGGTCAGGTCACCCCGACCACCTCAGCCGCGGCGCTGCTCGCAGCTCGGGCGCTTCGTGCGCGGGTGACGTTCAAGAACACTGGGGCCGTGACCGTTTTTATCGCGCCGGCTACCGTGACCACGTCGAATGGGTTCAGGCTCCTGCCGGGCGAGTCCATTTCCCTCATTACCACCGCGTTGGTGCAGGCCATCACAGCATCTGGCACCGGCTTGATCGACTACATCGAGGAGTATTGATCGGTGGATGGCATCGGCACCTCGGCGGTAACGACGCGGGTCTTTAAGCGCCCTCCGTCGATCAACCTTTACGCGCTCAGCCCGGAAAGTCTCGGCCCGCAGGCCAAGGTCGTGCTGTCGGCGGGGCCGTCCTCGGTGGTTTACCCTACCGCGAACCTTGCCATTCTCGTGCCCTTCGAGCTGGAGCGCCCGGTAGCCTATGCAAGCCTGTGGGTGTTCAACGGCTCTGCGGTCTCTGGAAACTTCGATGTCGGGGTCTACACGAACGACGGCACCAACACAGCGGCGCGTGTCGTCTCGACCGGATCTACGGCACAGTCCGGCACCAGCGTGCCGCAATCCGTGGCTTCGGCCTTCACGTTGCAGCGCGGCAGCTACTACCTCGCGCTGTGCTGCGACAACACCACGGCAACGTTCTTCGCCAAGGTGCCGGCGCTCGTCAATATCGGCGAGACGGTGGGGCTGGCGCAGGTTGCCAACGGCGCGGTGACGCTGCCATCCAGCCTGACGCTTGCAGCCAGCACGACGGCCTACCTGCCGATGTTCGGCATCAGCCAGAAAGCGGCGGTGTAACATGACCTACGCCCCCCTGACTGTTGCCTCCATTCTCGATGCCGGGATCGGCACCGGCCTCGAAGCCGCAGGCGACAACCTCGCCGCTTATACCTCTTCCGCATGGAGCAGCGCTGGCGGCGCCGCGAATCGTGCGCTGTTCTACCCACTGTATTTCTCGGACCCGTGCGTCATCAGAAAGCTCTGGTGGTTCAACGGCAGCGCCGCGACCGGGAACGTCGATATCGGGCTCTACACCTCATCGGCTTTCATGCCGGCCACTCGTGTCGCGTCAGGCGGCGGCACGGCGCAGACCGGGACCAACACGATCCAGGCAGTGGACATCACCGACTATGAAGTTGCGCCTGAGACGCTGATGTTTCTCGCGCTGGTCGCTGACAGCGGCTCGTCTACCTTCGCAAATCAGGGCAACCTGACAGGCCAGTTGTCCCGTCCCTGCGGCTATGCGCAGCAGTCCTCGGCCTATCCGCTCCCCAGCACGGCAACCCCGGTGAACAACCTGACGGGTTCGGGCCGTGTAGCGTGCGGCGTTTCCTTCCGGCTGCTGGTGGCATAATGGCGGTAACAAAAACCGCAACGGTCTATTTCGCCCAGACAGCCAACGCGCTGCTCGAGGTCAATGTTCCGCTGACGGCCACGTCCTCGACCATTCAGGCGCTAATCGACGCGAACACAACGAACGGCGCCGTGCTACGCTTCGGCAGCGGCACCTACGACATAGACGACGAGATCGCGCTCAAGAGCAATGTGACGTTGCGCGGCAACGGCGATAGCACGATCTTGCAGGTCAACACGGCGCTGACCAACAATATCTTCGTCGCCACGGCGCAGACGCGCGTTGCCGTCGAAAATCTGGTCATCGACTACCAGTCGAACGCCAGTGGCCGGCACATCATCGACTTCGGCACCAACGCCAAATTCGCCACGGTTGATGGCGTGATCTTCCGGGGCCTGAAAACCCGCGCTGCGATCACAGCCAACTACCAGACCGGCGGCGTTGCGGATCCCGACAACGGCAACATCTTGATCGAGGGCTGCCGCGTCGAGGACGGCGACAGCGCAGGGCTCTTCGTCATCTACGGGCAATCGGCGGTTCCGGCCTATAACGTCCGCATCAAGAACAACTACGTCTATGGCGGCGGCTCGATTGCCCACCTGGTCAGCGACAGCCCCGAGTTCGACGCCTTCATCGACGGCGAGTTCACTGGTAACACCATCATCGGCAACGGCACCGGCACGTTCGGTGCCATCCCCTGCGAGCTGTGGGGGATCACCGACTGGGTCATCAACGACAACATCATCAAGGACGCGACACGCGGCATCGGCGTCACGCGCGGCAAGAACTACGTCGTCTCCAACAATTCGCTGGAAGATCAGACCACCTACGCTTTTGAAATCGGTTCGCCTGACAACGCGCTCTATACCGACAACGTGGCGCTGCGATGCAAGACGCTGGCGGTCATCAACCCGGCTGGAGAGGGCGCCTACTACTGCAGCGTCGTCAACAACCAGCTTGACGGCACCGGCCTCGCCTCCGAGAGCGCGGAATATGCGCTCAAGATGGCGACGGGCACGCATCTCGGTCATCGGTTCGCGGGCAACAAGTTCATCGATATCGAGTACCTGAACGGCGCAATCCTGGTGGATGGCACGGATGTGTCGAGCGTCAACGGGATTGTGGTCGAGGATAACGAGGTTTACGCCAGCACGGTGAACTGCCCGATCACGGCGGTGAGCGTGCGGCGCGCCACGACCACGAAAGTCAGCGGCAACTACGTGTATTTCTCGGCCAATTACACCTCGGCCAACCCGCAGTACAACGAGAACGTCGCGTTCTTCAGCGCAGTCATGGGCGGCGATGTCGCCAACGTCGACTTTCACGACAACAGCGTTGTGTTTCTGGGCACGGCTGCGGGATCGGGCGTTGCCGGCATCGGCACGAACAACTCCACAGCGGCCGGCCTTGTGGGCATGACGGTGTTGCGCAACAGCCTGCAGGGCACGTTCAGCGCGCCGCTGCGCATCTCCAGCACGACCGGAGATACCATCGTCCTCGACAACGACACGTCGAAGGCCACGGGGTCGAACTCGTTCAATGCCGCTGTGGTGCTCAAGCGCACGAACAACACCTATAGCGCCTCGGCAGTTCCGGCCACTGGCGCTTTCGTCATCGGCGACTGGGTGTGGAATGTGGCTGGGACGATCAGCGGCGGGAAGGTGCTGATCGGCTGGTACAGGCTGACGACGGGCTCGGGGCATACGCCCGGAACCGACTGGACGCCAATGTACGCCACGACAACCTGACGGGCTGGGCCATGCAAACCAGTCTCCAGCTTCGACTAGGCGCCGCAAGCACGGCGCGGATTGCGTCTGGGTATGAGGTGTATGCGCTGGGCGACAGCCGCATCAACCAGTTGCTGCAGTCGGCCGTCAGCTATGCTGCCATTGGTGGAGGGCCAAATTGGGCGCGCGCTTTCACTGAAGGCGCTTTCGATATGCCGATTGCCAACATCAATGGCGGCTCCGGCGAAACGTCAAGCACGATCAGAGCGACCCGGTTCCCGACCGCGCTCGCGTCCACGGCGCAGATCCTGATTTACCTGGGCGAAATCAACGACCCATTCAACGCGATCCCGATTGCGACCACCAAGGACAACCTGTCCTATATGTTCACGACGTGGGTAAATTCCTCCCCAGGCCGTGTGGTGTGGGCTCTCGATGAAATGCCGTGGGATACTGCGCTGATCGTTTCGACGCAGCCGCAGCGCGATCATCAGGTCGAGGCGCGCGACTATATCCGGTCGCTGGCGTCGGCCGCGACGGGCATCTACATTGTCCCGGCATGGCAGGCCAGCACCGGCGGCAACGACAGTTTCGTGCCGCAAGCCGGCTGGTATTACGACGCTCTGCACCCCGGCACACTGGGCAGCCACAACCTTGGCGCCGAGATCGTCACTACCGGAACGGGCACGTATCCGCCCTATGATGTCTACACCAGAACGCCGCTGGTCGGCGGGGCGGCGGGCCAGATCGGGGACTTCTCCGGCGCCAGTCTGGCAGCGGCCGGCCTCGGCACTTCGGGCACCATTGCGTCATCTTCGATCCAGGCCATCGACGGGCTCAACTGGGCGACGCTGACGTTCAACACCAATTCGGGAAGCGTGCAGCTTTACGGCGCATCCTCTTCCGTTCTGCCCGTGGGCGTGACGCCTGGCACAACAACGATGGATGCGCTGATCTCGTGCGTTATCGAGGCGGGCAGCAGCAACATTTCGTCTATCACGTTGCGGCAAAGCAAGAATTCGCTGGTCGCATTTGGTGGCGGCGACATGCTGGGCTCGGGCTCGGGGACTGACATTGGCTCGCTTCCGGCTACCGAGAGCCGCTTCAACCTGTGGACGCCGCCATCGGTACTGCCGGCTGACGCGACCGGCTATCGGTGGTGGGTGACGATAGCGCCGCGCTACATCTCCTCGGTGGCGCAGACCATGGCCGGAACAGTTAGGTTCGCTTTTCCACAGGTGTACGGCGTATGAGCACAGGGTTCAGTTTGACGGTGCGGATGGTGTCGGAGGTTCTGCCGCCGCCTCCGCCTGGGTTTCTCTACCTCATCACCGATGCGGGCGAGTATCTCGTCACAGGCGCAGGCGAGTATCTGGTTGTTCCAGAGTAAGTTTGACGAAACTCACTGACATTCCAACAGTTTGCGCCCGGCGGGGTTGGCCTACCGCTGCCGGAAGTTGCGCTCGTGACAGGCCAAGAGAAGGAGGCCCAATGTGGCTGATGTCGTAACCCAAAGGTTCGTGTCGGGCTTCCGCCTGATCGACGGCACGGAACTGAATGATGCATTCGATCAGGTCAACAATGCGCTTGATGGGACTACCGCGCTCACTGCCCTCGATGTGACCGGCAGCGTGACCGCCCTCACGGCGACCGCGACCACGGCAGGCGGGGCTGGCCCCGTTCTGGCAATGGGAACGGCCAATGTGGGCGTTTACTTCGGCTCCGGGGCTCCGACCGTTTCGGCCCCTCGGGGCTCGCTGTATCTGCGCACGGACGGCTCGTCCACCTCAACCCGCCTGTACGTCAACACCAACGGCACGACCGGCTGGACAAACGTCACAACGGCGACCTGATCCCCTCAACGCACATCTCTTTCCGAAAGGACTACTCCCATGGCCGGTTGGCTTACCCCTGGTTTCCCGCAGCTCTCTGTCTTCACTGGCAACGAGCAACTCAACGTCGATACCGAACTGTCTTCGGGCGCTGCCCCGCAGTCGGCAATGTCGACCCTCATGCAGCTCGCCGCTGCGCTCAAGTGGATGTCGGCAAGCACCGACCAGACCACCGTTGCCGGTTCGCGCTACTTCTCCAGCATCACGCTGGGCAGTGACACGACCCTTACCGGCATCGAGGCCCTTGTCGGCGGCACTGGCGGCACCGATAGCTGGATCTTCGAGCTTCACGACTCGACTGGCGCTCTGGTCGCCACCACGGCAACCGCTGGCACGACCGCCGGCACTGCCAACACCTGGCAGCGGATCGCCTTCACGGCCACCTATGAGGCCGTTGCGGGTGATTACTTCATTGCCGTCCAGTCCAATGGCACGACTGCCAAGCCGGCTGTGTACTCGTCGCCCGGCCTGCCGATCTTCACCGGTTCGGCAACTGGCACCTTCGGCACTGGTGCTGCGATCACGCCGCCGACGACCTACACGGCCTCGCGTGGCCCGGTCGCTCTGGTCTACTGACCTCAAGCATAGGGACGAGACGGCATGGGCAAGTCAACCACGACTTCCAACAACTGGCTGAACCTGGTGTTCTCCGCCACGGCGATTGCCAACATGGCCGACAATGCTGCCTCGTCCCCCAATACCAACCTGTACATTGCGCTGCACAGTGCGGATCCCGGCGCTGCTGGCACGCAAAGCACCAGCGAGATTGCTTATACCTCGTATGCCCGCGTTGCGGTTGCGCGCTCCGGCTCAGGCTGGACCACGTCAACGGTGGCATCGGTTTCGCCGCAGTCCTCCATTGTGTTCCCTACGGGCTCTGGTGGGTCTGGCACGGCAACGTATTTCAGCATCGGCATGCTGTCCTCGGGCGCAGGCATTATCCTCTATAGCGGGCCGATTTCGCCAAGCATTGTGTGCGGCAATGGCGTGACGCCCACGCTGACGACGGCCACCACGGTCACGGAATCCTGACCATGGGCGTTGTCGAGGCAGTTGGCACCGCTGTTGGCCGTAGCCTCCCCTCCCCAGCGCGGGAGCGGGTGGAGGAAGCCATGCGCGATGCGGTGGCGCAGGCACATGCCGAAGGCGTTCGCGACCCCGAGAAAATCCGGGAACGCATTCTGAAGGCGCGAGACGCTGCGCTAGGAGAATAGGATGGCGTTTCCCTCGATTGCAGGAACGCCCCTCGCGACGACGCAGGCCGCCGCGACAGCTACGAGAGACATTACGATCCCGAGCGGCGTTGTCGCTGGGGAGATGCTGATTGCGGCCATAACCACATCAAACGGCAGTGCAGTGACGTTCACGCCGCCAGCCGGTTGGTCAGCGGTCACTGGCGCGGCGGTCAGCTCGACAGACAGCAACGGCGATGCGTTCTGGAAAATCGCGGACGGCACCGAGGGCGGGACGACCGTCACGACAACGGCCAGTGGGTCTTCGACCAATTCCTGTGCCTGTTGTTATCGGATCAGCGGCGCTGACGGGGCAACGGCTCCTGAAGCAATATCCACGAGCGGGTCAAGCGCATCCCCCAACCCGCCGTCACTGTCGCCAAGTTGGGGCGCGGCTGACACGCTATGGATTGCGGAGTTCGGCAAGCGGGCGGCAGCGACGTTTGGCTCATATCCAGCCAATTACACGCTGGGTCAGGTAACGGGGAACATTAGCGGTTGCCGAACGTCGATGGCAGCTCGTGAATTGAATACGGCATCGGAAGACCCCGGCGCCTTCTCAATTGGCTCTGCGGTCGGTTGGCAGGCGATGACTATCGCGGTCAAGCCCGGCGCGTCGAGCATTGCGGCAGGTTCGGCATCTGGCGCCGGGTCGGCATCGGCAGTTGCAACCGCGACGGTTGATGCGGTAGGAACATCGGCCGGTGTTGGAGCGGCTGCAGCTACCTCTGAAGCGCGCTCTACTGGCGTTGCGGCCGGTGTTGGAGCGGCAAGCGGTGTCGGCGGCGCACTGACGGAAGCCGTTGGCAGGGCTCGCGGCGCATCGGTCGTTACGGGCATAGCAGTGCCAGCACCGTCAGAAGCGCGGATGGCAACGGTTCCGCTGGTAAGCCGAGTGCTGGTGCTCCCGGAAAACAGCCGAGAGGTTGACGTGCCGGAAGTGAGCAGATCGGTTGACGTACAAGTCGCCATGGAAGGCGCTGCAACCCGAACGATTGTGCTCAGTGAATTGCCGCCTATTGTGCAGCAGTAAGGAATACCGCAATGGCGCTGACATGGCCGGCCAAGGGGCCTGATGAGGTTCTGGACTACACCATCAACTGGGCTCGAGCGCTGGGCACCGACAGCATCGTCACTTCGGACTGGACGATTTCGGCCGCCGATCTTGTCGAGACGAACGCAACCAACCAGGCCAAGACGGCAACGATCTGGCTTGGCGATGGGACTTCCGGGCAGAGCTACACTGTATTCAACACCATCGTGACGGCACAGGGGCGCACGTTCACCCAGACCGTCGCCATCAACGTGCAGAACAACTGAGGTTTCAAATGGCAAAGCGCTCTTACAACGCGGACACGAACAAGTGGGAAGTTGTCCAGCCCAAGACCAAGCCGACCCCCGCGTCCAACACCCGAAAAAAGATGGCGCTGGCTGCCGCCGCAGTTGCCGCTACACAAAAGGCAGCGCCGAAATCTCCGGTCAAGAGCGCCGCAAAACCACAGAAAACGGCTCCCATTCCTGCACCGCGCACCACGGGCGCCCCCGCCGTCGCGCCGGTCCCGAAAGCTCGGCCTGTGAGAGCAGAGGCTGAAAAGAAGCCGGTTGTCGGGCTGAAGCTGCCATCCGTCGCCAATGCAAAGGCGTCGGCAGCAAGCCAGAAGCTCAAGGGGCCTGTGCCGCAGAAGAAGACAGATCCCATGGATGCGGTGCGCGCCGGGTTCCCAGGCAGCGCAAAGCGCCTGAAGGCGTCCCGGCGCTCGGCAAACATCATCCGAGCCAACTGAGGCCAATCATGGCTCTAGGTAAGAAAACTGGCGGGCGCACCAAGGGCGTGCCCAACAAGGCAACCGCAGATCGCGAAAAGCGCGTTCTCGATGGCGGCATCACGCCCCTTGACTACATGCTCGAAGTGATGCGGGACGTTGAGAACCCGAAAGACGTGCGTCTCGACGCGGCCAAGTCGGCAGCTCCGTACGTCCACCCGAAACTTGCGGCAATCGAACACACAGGCGATATGCACGTCTGGATGCACGAAGAGGCGCTCGGTGAGCTTGAGTGAACGCGAGAAGCAGATCCGGCGCCGGTTGCGCGACGACTTCTCCCACTACGCCCCTCGGTGCCTCAAGATCAGACCGAAAGACCCGCGTCTAGGTCCGCAACCGTTCACGCTGAATAAGGCTCAGCTCTATCTTCATGGCCGGCTGCAGGCGCAGATCGAACGTATGGGGAAGGTTCGGGCGCTGGTGCTCAAGGGGCGCCAGCAAGGCGTTTCGACATATATCGGCGGCCGGTTCTACTGGCGCACCACCCACAACCGGGGCATGCGCTGCTTTATCCTGACCCACGAGCAGGATGCCACCGACAACCTTTTCGGCATGGTTGACCGGTTTCATGAACATTGTCCAATTCTGGTCAAGCCCTCGACGGGCGCGGCGAACGCCAAGGAGTTGTATTTCAACCGGCTGGAAAGCGGCTATGCGGTCGGCACTGCGGGAACCAAGGCGGTTGGCCGGTCGCAGACAATCCAGTTGTTTCATGGCTCGGAAGCCGCGTTTTGGCCCAATGCCTCGACGCACTTTGCTGGCGTGATCCAGGCCATTCCCGATACGCCGGGAACTGAGATCGTGCTGGAGAGCACGGCGAACGGTGTTGGGGGCGAGTTTCACGAGCGCTGGCAGCAAGCGGAATCCGGCGTCGGCGATTACGAAGCGATCTTCATTCCGTGGTTCTGGTCGGAAGAATATCGCCGGCCGGTTCCGACTGACTTCGTGCTGAACGAGGAAGAGGCAGCCTATCAGGCGGCACATGACCTCGATCTGGAGCAGATGGCGTGGCGGCGCAACAAGATTGCCGAGCTAAAGGACGACATGCTTTTCAAGCAGGAATACCCGGCAACCGCCGCTGAGGCGTTCCAGATGACGGGGCACGACAGTTTCATCAAAGCGCCCTCGGTTCTGGCGGCACGCAAGGCCAATCTTGAAGCGGTCGGCCCGTTGGTGCTCGGTGCGGACCCGGCGCGGTTCGGCGATGACCGGTTCTCGCTGGCGCGTCGGCAGGGTCGCAAGGTTCTGCGTCTTGAGAGTAAGACGAAACTGGACACCGTTGCGGGCGCAAACTGGCTCAAGCAGGTGACGGACGAAGAAAAGCCGGCGCGCGGGTTTGTGGACGTTGGCGGCCAAGGTGCTGGCGTGTTTGATCTGCTCAAGGCATGGGGCTATGCATTTGACCCCGCCAAGCCGAACGATCCTCGCGGCGTGTGGGTCCCGATTGATTTCAGCGGTTCGCCTCAACAGGCAGATCTGATCTTGCCAAGCGGCGAGAAGCGGCCCGGCCCCTATAACCGTCGCGCTGAAATGTGGATGCGGTCTCGCGACTGGCTGGAGGAGCCCGGTGGGGCTGACATCCCGGACTCGGACAGCCTGCAGGCCGACGCCTGCGGTCCCGGCTATCACTACAATGCCAACAGCTATCTGCTGCTGGAAAGCAAAGAACACATGCGCCAGGTGCGCAAGCTGCGCAGCCCCGATGAGTGGGATGCGGTGGCACTGACGTTCGCGGAGCCGGTTGGCGTGACGCGTTCTAAACCGAAGATCGATCTTATGCCAACGGCCGAGTTGCGCGGCGCCAACAATTGGATGGGTGGCTAATGGCCGACGAAGAGACCAGCGGCCTCAAGGGCGATGAGAAGATCATTGCGGAAGCCAAGAAGCGCTTTGAATACTGCCAGACATGGGAAGCCGAGTATCGCGAAAAGGAGGGGCATGACCTCAAGTTCGCGAACGGCGACCCGGAGAACAACTGGCAGTGGGAAGAGCAGCTTCGCACCTATCGGCAGGACCGGAACAAGCCGTGCCTGACGATCAACAAGGTGCGCCAGCACAACCTGCAGGTCATCAACGACGCCAAGCAGAACAAGCCTGGGGTCAACATTCGCCCTGTCGGCGACGGCGCCACCTATGAAGCCGCTCAAGTGTTTGAGGGCGTGGTGCGCCACATCGAGTACATCTCGAATGCCGAAGTCGCTTATGATACCGCGACCACGTTTCAGGTGGAAAGCGGCACCGGCTATTGGCGCGTCATTCACGACTATCTGCCGGAGAGCTTCGATCAGGAGATCTACATCCGGCGCATTAAGGACCCGGATTCGGTCTACATCGACCCCGATATCAATGAGGTTGATGGCTCAGATGCCCGGTATGGATTTGTGTTCGAAGACGTGCCGCGCGACGAATTCGAGAAGCAGTACCCCAAGTTCAAGGAAGATGGCGGCTCGACCGTTCTTGGCAGCACCAATGACGGGTGGATCAGCAGCGAGCACGTCCGCGTTGCGGAATACTACACCAAGGAACAAAAGCGCGACCGTCTGGTTGCCTTCATGGACCCGTTCACTGGCGCGCAGATCATCAAGTTGTGGAGCCGGCTGAAGCCTGAGGCCCGCGCAGTCTATGACCAGCAGAAGGCCGCAGACGAGGCCGCTGTGTCTGAGCGCAGCGTCTTGGGCGACCACATCATGTGGTACAAGATCGCGGGCAACAAGATCGTGGATCGTCGGGAATGCCCTGGAACCTATATCCCGATTGTGCGTGTCATCGGCGAAGAGACCATCATTGACGGGAAGATGGACCGCAAGGGCCACACCCGGTACATGAAGGACGCTCAGCGCATGTACAACTACTGGTCGTCGGAAGCGACGGCACAGGTGGCGCTCCAGACCAAGACGCCGTGGGTTGTGCCGGCCGAGGGCATCGAGAACCTTGAAGAATACTGGAGCCGCGCCAATGTCGATAACGCGGCGGTGCTGCCCTACAACATGTACACGGAGAACGGCCAGCAGCTCGGCAAGCCGGAGCGCGTTCAGCCGCCTGTGATGGCAAGCGCCTATGTTCAGGGCATGCAGATCACCCAGAACGAAATGATGATGTCGTCGGGGCAGTACCAGTCCCAGTTCGGCCAGAACGAAAATGCCACCTCGGGGCGCGCCATCAACGAGCGCCAGCGTCAGGGCGACAACGCGACTTACCACTTCATCGACAATCTGGGCATTGCCATTCGGTTCACCGGGAAAATCTTGATCCAGTGGATTCCTCTGATTTACGACACGCAGCGCGTGGTCAAGATCATGGCCAAGGACGGCACCGAGAGCGAAGTGCAAATTGATCCGCAGCAGCCTAAGGCGGTTGTAGAGCAGCAGGTTGCGGAGAAAGAAGCCGCCATCATCTTCAACCCCAATGTGGGGCGGTACGAGGTTCAGGCTGATGTTGGCCCTGGCTACGCCACACGGCGACAGGAAGCCTTCAACGCGATGACGCAAATCGCAGCTCAGAACAAGGAATTCATGCAAATTGGTGGCGACCTGCTTTGGAAGGCTGCCGATTTCCCCATGGCCGACGAGCTTGCCGAACGCTGGCAGAAGACCATCCCGCCGGCACTTCTGGGTGATGGCCCGAACCCGGCTGAGCAGAAGCTAAACCAGCAGCTCGACCAGGCGATGGGAATGATCGAAGAGCTTCAGACCAAGCTCAAGGATCAGGAAGTCGATAAGGCGGTCAAGGTTCAGGACTCCAATATTCGCGGCTTCGATGCGGAGACCAAGCGCATTACGGCCATTGGGAATTCGGGGCCATATGTGACCATGGACCAGGTGCAGCCGCTGATCATGCAGACGATCATGCAAATGCTTGGCAATGGCTCGCCCGGTGAGGCCGGGTTGCCGATGCCGGCGCCAAGTATGCCGGAACCCGCTCCGATGCCGCCCATGGGGCAGAATTTGCCACCGGAGAACGGTTTCGTGCCTGAGATGCAAACGGGCCAGCCATTGCCGCAGGGCTTGCCGCAACAGGGGGCATTTTAACATGCAAGCCAATGTTCGAGGCGGCGACGTCCCGGATCTGATCCGCAAGACCGCCGAAGAATTCTGCGGCGTGTTCTATGATGGTCCTCGCACTGCCAAGTTTCGGCATATCGGCGTGTCGCAGAAGGCGTTCGTTCGCCGCCATTGGGGCGAATACGTGCCTCAGGCGGTTGAGGTTCTGTCCTCGATGCTCGGCATGGAGGGCGTCCCCGACAACCAGAAGACCGAAATCTATGACGCGCTAATCTCGCTCCAGATGCTGCTGCGGGAAGGCAAGAACGACCTGTCACTGGGAAGATGGAAATGAAAGCACCGAAAGCAACCCCGCTTCGCAAGGCCGGGGGCAAGCCGACCAATGAAAAGATGCCCACGTCCGGCACTATCGTCAAAGGCGGCGTGACCAAAGGCAAAGGCCCCTCGATTGCCCCGGATCGCCGCTGGGAAGTCGAGGACGCCATGCGCACGATCATGCGGGCCGAGGAACTGAAGTCGGATACGTCGCTGATGCGCGATGTTCGGAAACATGCCGCTGAGCAGGCCAAGCGGATGGAAACGGTGTGCAAGAAGTGAGGGTTATCTGATGGCTCGCGTGAAATCGAACAACATGCCGTGGCCGCTGGTCAACAAAAAGACCGTTGGTCGTGGCGGCGGTGCGCCTGGTGCCTACAAAGCCGGCAAGGATGATGCCTCAGTCGCTAGCAGCAAGGAAGCCAAAGCGGCTGCCGACGCCAAGGCGTACATGAAGAAAAACCCCGGCCCCGCTGGCAAGGTCGGTGCGCAGAACATCCTCGCAGATTACGACATGAAGCAGAAGGTCGGCACGTCGAAGTACCGCGAGCGCACACGTTCGACAGCCACGGCGAAGGCCCCGGGCAAGACGATGGGCAAGTGATGCGCCGCATGGCCACCGTGACCGCCGAGCAGTTCACCCAGTTCCTTGACCAGCATCCCGAGCTTGAACAACGCCGCGTGGGCGGTACAATCTGCTACGTCGAGGCAGGAGAATGGCCTGATAATCTGGTTGCCAGCTTTGTCCCTGCCAGTGACTTGCGCAGGCGCGATGGTGGCTGGCGCGTGGCGGTTGAGGAGAACGCCGAATGACAAGCCGTAGAGGGTTTCTGTTCGGGATTGGCGCGGCGCTAGCCGCTCCTGCGGTTGTCCGCGCCGATACGCTCATGAAGCTGTGGGTGCCGAAGCCCGCGATCATCGTACCGAGCAATAGCATGCTGACCCTTTCCGAACTCACCATGCTCGAATGGGAAGCCATGCGAAGAACGCTGCTCGTCGAAGGCCTGTGGCGTAAAGAGATGCTGATAAGCGGAGGTATGGTGGATGCCGCCTATGCCTGACACCTTCACGCTCCACGACGTCAACGGCGCCATGGGCGAGGCCCTGCGTATCCGTCTGCCGGCGGGCTATAGAACGTGATCACTCGTTGCCCTGAGTGCGACGGTCGCGGCGTTCTAGGCCCGCACTTCCCTTCCATTGGCGAGCGTGCCGAGGACTTCATCTGCAAACGGTGTGATGGCAGCGGCTACGTCACTCCGGCATGGGAGCCGCCACGCAAACCCGAAATCAAGAACCCCGCCACAGCCGGGTAATGCTGCGCCGCACCGACGCGGTTCGTCGGGCTTTCGTACTGGTGCGATCACCAGGCTAACCCACAGGGTTTACCTACATGTCCGAAGAAAATGTGGATGCCGTCACCGGCAGCCAGCCGACCATGCCTGCCGAAACCATCGCCACCGAATCCGCTTCTGTCGGCGGTGCGACCGACGCTGCCATTGAAGATGCCGAGCCGACTTCTGAGGCCGTCGCTACGACTGCAGCACAGCAGGAAGCGGAACCGCCCGAAACCGCCGATAATGGTGAACAAAAGCCAGAAAAGATGGATTGGCGCGAACGTCGCCGGATCGAAGAGACCAACAAGCGCAAGGCCGCCGAAGCCGAGCTGGCAACCGCCCGCGCTGAACTGGCCAAATTGCGCGGCGCCCCAGCCGAACAAGCGCAGCCCAACAATGGCGCGCTGAAAACCGAAGCAGAAATCCGCGCAGAGGCCATCCAGCAGGCCAAGGCCGAATTGGCTATGGAAGCGCAACAGGAAGCCTTTCACAAGGCCACCGGTCGCGTCCTTGAGGCAGGCCGCGCTGACTACCCAGACTTTGACGCCAAGCGCGCGGAGATGATCACCTATTTCGGCGACCACCTGGCACAGCGCCCCGACTTCTTTGAGGCCATTGTTGACCTCGACAACGGGCATGACGTGTTCTACGCGCTCGCCAAGGACCCCGAACAAGCGGAGCAGATTCTGACGATGCCGCCGGTCAAGATGGCGCTGAAACTGTCTCAGCTTTCTTCGTCCATCGCCAAGCCGGCAGCCACAGCGGCTCCCAAACCCATTTCTCGCGCGCCCGCTCCGATCACTCCGGTCGGCGGAACGCCGCAGTACACAGATCGTCTCGATGACGAGGCCGCGCCCATGGATAAGTGGGCCGGCCAGTTTCTCAAGCAGATGGCCGGTCGCGGCCGATAAGGCGCTGCGACTGACCACAGACTAAACCGACCCGCAGGGATACGCGGGGTTCACCGCACCGGACGGAATGCCGGGTAGCGCTCGAAAATCTTCGGTCACGGGCACCGAAAACAACTGCTGCGGAAAGGCAGCAATCCCCTTCATCCGTGACCCAAAGGAGCGCTCCCCATGGCCGGGAACTCTATTCTCACTATCGACATGATCACCCGTGCGGCTGTGTCGCTGTTCAAGAACAGCAACATGTTCATCCGCAACATCGATACGCAGTATGATAGCCAGTTCGCTATCGACGGCGCCAAGATCGGTGACACCCTGCGCATCCGTCTGCCGAACGACTTCACTGTTCGTACCGGCACCGCGATCAGCATCCAGGACACTGCGGAAAAGTACACTTCGCTGGCTCTTGCCACTCAGAAGGGCGTTGACGTGGCGTTCTCGACCGCTGAACGCACCCTGAAGTTGGACGACTATTCCGAGCGCGTCCTGCTCCCGATGATGAACGACCTCGCCGGCAACATCGCTGCCGACATCATGTCGGACGTCGAAGGCAACGTCTGCAATCTGGTGGCGAACACCGATGGTTCGGGCAACATCATCAACCCGACCTCCTCGACGTTCCTGCGCGCTCAGGCCGCTCTGAACGACAACTCTGCCCCGCAGATGCCCGGCCGCAAGGTCGTGCTGGAGCAGTACACCGAGGCGGCTATCGTCAACTCGCTGACCGGGCTCTTCAACCCGTCTCAGGCGATTACCGACCAGTACCAGACCGGCCAGATGAAGAACGCCCTCGGGTTCGATTTCTTCATGGACCAGACCGTCATCAAGCACACCACCGGCTCGTTCACTGCCGGCACTGTGTCGGGTGCAGGTCAGTCTGGCTCGACCATCACGACGTCGGCGATCACCGGCACGCTGAAGAAGGGTGACATCATCACCATCCAGGGCGTCAATGCGGTGAACTGGGTGACCAAGGAATCGACTGGGCGCCTGCGCCAGTTTGTCGTGACTGCGGATGTGGCCAGCGGCGGCACCTCGGTTTCGGTCTATCCGGCGATTGTTCCTCCGGTGAACGGCAACAAGGTGCAGTACCAGTCGGTTGACTCCACCCCGGCCAGCGGCGCGAACCTCTATCTTGCCACCCCGGCGGACAGCACCTACATCAAGAACGTCGCCTATTCCCCCAAGGCCGTCACCATGGCCACGGCGGATCTCGTTCTTCCCCGTGGTGTGCATGAGGCGGCCCGTCGCGTGTATGACGGCGTCTCGATGCGCATGATCACCGACTACGTGCTCGGCACCGACCAGCTCGCCACCCGCCTTGACGTGATCTACGGCAAGACCTGGCTGCGTGGCCAGTGGGCGGCAATCGTGGCCGACACCGTCACGACCTGACCGATCTTTCAAGAAACGGCGGCCCGCTCCGGTGGGCCGTCGCGTACCCAAGGAGTGCGATGATGTCTTACATCTTTCAGGAATACCCCAAGTGGGTTCGCGCCGCTGGCGTGCCAGACAAGCTAGTAAGGACCGAAGACGAAGAGCAAGCATTCTTTGAGGCGTTGCCCCCTATCGCACCCGTTCTGCCCCAGTTGGATCATGACGGAAACGGCAAACCCGGTGGGTCTAAAGCCCCCGCCGAAGACGTCGCAGAATTGCGGAAGGCATATCAGGCCAAGTTCGGCAAGCGCGCCTTCCCCGGCTGGAAAGCCGATGTGCTGAGTGCCAAACTTGAAGGGCGCGACGAATGACAACGGCCGGAGAACTCATCGGGCTTTCGTTGCGGGAAGCTGGCGTTGTCGGTATTGGCCAACAGCCCATGGCTACCGATTTCAACGATGCCATGCGCATTCTCAACGCCATGATGGCACAGTGGCGCCGTCGCCGCTGGCTGGTTTACTGCCTTGTGGAAACCGTGTTTCAGGCTAATGGCAGCTTGTTCTACACGGTTGGCCCCGGCGGCAACTTCAACATGGTCCGCCCTGATGCAATCGAAAGCGCGTTCTTTCGGCAGAACGTCAACACCGAGCCGAACAATGTCGATTACCCGCTGAAGCCGCTGCCGGCACGCGAGAACTACAACGAGATCGCGCTTAAGTCGCTGGCATCGTTCCCTCAGGTGTATTTCTACGAATCCGGCTGGCCCATGGGCAAGCTGTACGTCTGGCCGCTGCCGAACTCCAGCTATGAGCTGCATATCAGCACCAAGGCCGTGCTGCAGCAGTTTGACGGGCTGACAGAAGAGATCAACCTGCCTCCCGAGTACGAGGAGGCGCTGCATTACAACTTGGCAGTGCGTCTGAAGCCGCTCTATGGCCTGCAACCAGACCCGACGATCACGAACCTTGCCAAGATCGCACTGAACACGATCAAGAACTCGAACGCGCAAATCCCGCTGATGACGATGCCGCAGGATCTCATCAAGGGGTCCAACTACAACATCTATAGCGATATGTCGTACTGATGACCCGTGTCCCTCTCCTCGGTGGCGCTTACGAAACGCGGTCCATGATCGCGTCTGCGTCGGAATCGATCAACCTGTATTCCGAAAAGAACCCCGAGGACGGGCAACCAACCGTGCCGGCCACATCGTACCCCACGCCGGGGTTGGCGCTGCTGGTCGAGCCGCCCTACATCGAATCCATGCGCACGGCCTATCGCGCCAGCAACGGACAGCTTTACAACGTCATTGGCCCGAACGTCTATTCCATCAGCGACACGCTGGCATATACCTATCTCGGCTCCATCCCGAGCAACACGACCCCGGTCTGGTTTGCCGATAACGGGCAGGTGATTGTGCTGGTGGACGGCAGCGCGGATGGCTGGGCTATCGACATGACGTCGAATGCGTTTGCTGCCATCACCGACCCGTCGTTCTTCGGTGGCCTGTCGGCATCGTATCAGGACACCTACTTCATCTTCAACAACCCTGGCACGCCGCAGTTCTATATCTCGCTGAGCAATGTGACCTTCGACATGCTCACGGGAACGGTGGGCGCGGTCTATCTTGGCTCAATCATCTCTGGCGGCACGCTGTACGTCGATGCGACCTACACCAATGTTCCGCTGACGGGCGGTACGGGTACTGGGGCTGAGGCTACCGTTACCGTCCTCGGCGGCACGGTGACAGCGGTGACGATCACCGACGAAGGGCAAGACTACCTGATCGGCGACGTGCTCAGCGCCAGCAATGTGGATCTGGGCGGCGCGGGTTCCGGGTTTAGTTACTCGGTAGACGGGGTCAGGGGCTACGCATTCGACCCGCTGGATATCGCGGCAAAGACCGGTTCGGCTGACAACATCGTTGCGGCGCCGGTCGTGCATGGCGAACTGTGGTTGGTTGGGGAACTCGCCACCGAGGTCTGGTATGATGCTGGCGCGGCAGATTTCGCCTATCAGCGTATCCAAGGCGCTTATGTGGACCATGGCTGCGCTGCACCGTACTCGATTGCCAACGTCGATATTTCGCTGCTCTGGCTATCGCAGGACAAGCAGGGATATGCGATTGTCGTGATGACCGATGGCTATAACGTGCGCCGCGTCTCGCCACATGCGCTGGAGCAGGAATGGCAACTCTATTCGACCATTTCCGATGCCATCGCCTATGTCCATCAGATTGAGGGGCATGCGTTCTACGTCCTGACGTTCCCGACTGCAGATCGCACCTACTGCTATGACCTGACAACGGGCCAGTGGCATCGCAGGGCGTCTATCGACAGCAACGGTGTATTGCACCGCCACCGGTCCAACTGCTTCGCTTTTGCCTATGGGTACAACCTGGTCGGCGACTATCAGAACGGGAACCTCTACAACCTGACCAATGCGGTGTTCACCGACAACGGCACGGCAATTCCGCGCATCAGGCGGTTTCCGCATCTGGTCGAGGACGGCAAGCGCGTCATCTATGACAGCTTCCAGGCTGACATGGCGACGGGGCAGATTGAGGGTGGCGATAGCGCCAATCCTCCGCAACTGACCTTGCGTTGGAGCGACAACAAGGGGTTCAGCTTCGGCAACGGGGTCATGCAATCCATGGGCGGCACAGGGCAGTATATCACGTCGCCGCAATGGAACCGGCTTGGTCTGGCGCGCGACCGGGTGTTTGAAATCTCGTGGTCGGCGAACACGGATACCGCGCTGCAAGGCTGCTGGATTCGCTATCGGCCGTGTTTGACGTGAGACGCTAAATGCCTACCCGCATTAATCCCGCCATCGTCCCATCCTCTCGGCAAAAGATGGTGACGAAAGAGGGCAACGTTACCCCCGAGTACCAGCGGTTTTTCAACGCCATTGCCGGCGCCGCTGCCCCGTTTGTCTCGGTCACCCGCACCAGTTCTCCGATGTCGTACACGGCTGGCGCTCAAGGTCACCTGAACATCAATGGTGGCACAATCAGCGCGCTTTCGTTGCGTCGTGCTGGCTCGACCGTCACGCTCACAACGTCCGTCCGCATGATCCCGATGAGCAACGCCGATGTGGTGTCCATCACCTACACCGGCACGCCCACGATAACGTTCATCCCCGACTAGGAGCTTCCGTGAAGCACCAGAACCTTTCCGTCAGCCGGGTCTACTCGGCGGAACCTTTGAATGAAGTGGTTAACCACCATGAAGTCAGGCCATGGGTCGGCTTTCCGTGGCTGGGGAAGCTCGATCTGACGCAGGCGGTTGCCGATCCGCGCAATGTGCTGCTGATGGCGGAAGGCGGCGGGTTTCTGTTCATCCAGCAAGAGCCCGGCATCTATGAGGTGCATAGCCAGTTTTTGCCCGAGCACCGAGGCGAGAACGTCATCACAGCGGCCCGCGATGCCGAGCGGTTCATGTTCACCAGAACCGATTGCATCGAAATCAGATCGAAGGTCCCGCACGGCAATGTCGCCGCTGCCGCGTTTGCCAAAAAGATGCGGTACGAGCTGCAATTCGAGCGCACGCACGGCTGGCCGACTGCCGAGGGCATGGTGCCCTGCAAATACTACGCCCGTTCCATCACGCAATGGGCCAACCAGGCCGATGAACTCAAGGCGACGGGCCATTGGTTTCACGAGAAGCTTGAGGTCGCAAAGATCGCAGCCGGGTCGCAAATGCCGATCCATGAAGATGACGACGCTCATGACCTCTACGTCGGCGCCACGGTCGAGATGATCGCGGCGGGGCAGATCATGAAGGCCATGGGCTTTTACGCCCGGTGGGCGGCTTTCGCGGGTTACGGCCCCATTGCCGTCATCGCAGACAACCCAGTCGTTATCGACATCGGGGACGCGCTTCTAGCGGTTCGCGGGGACGATTTCGACGTGATTTTGACCAGATAGGAGACGAGCCATGCCGGTCGGCGCAATGATTGGCTCCGCAGTCGTCGGGGCTGGCGCATCCCTTGTGGGCGCCAATATGCAGAAGCAGGCCACGGACAAGGCGTCCAAGGTTCAGCGGGACATGTACGATACGACGCGGGCCGATCTCGCGCCCTATCGCGTGGCCGGTGAGCAGGGCACAAACGCTCTGATGGCGGCGCTGCCCGAGTTGACCAGCCAGATCAAGCTGGATCAGGCATGGCTGCAGCAGACCCCTGGGTATCAGTTCAATCTGCGACAGGGGCTCAAGGGTGTTCAGAACAGCGCGGCGGCGCGCGGGCTGGGCACTTCGGGTGCGGCGCTCAAGGGCGCAGCCGGGTTTGCGACGGGGCTGGCAGACTCGACCTATCAGAACCAGTTCGCCAACGAAATGGCGCAGCGTGACGCCCGGTTCAATCGCCTGATGGGGACGGCACAGCTTGGCCAGAACGCGGCGGCACAGACCGGCGCTTATGGCACCCAGACGGCGTCCAATATTGGCAACAACCTCATCGGTGGCGGCAATGCCATGGCGGCCGGATTGACCGGGGCAGGCAATGCCCTCATGGGTGGTGCGCAGAATTATGCCGGCTACAACTACGCGCAGCAGATGCTCAATCGCGGGCAGGGCAATATGTACACGCCTCCCGGCGGCATCTACTAAGGGGATAAGACATGGCTGAAGTCGATACCTCAATTTACCCGAAGGCCCCCCCTCCGGGCCAGTGGATGGATACCGCTGGCGGTGTTATCGGGCTTGCCAATGCGGCCGAGACCAACCGCCTTTTGCAGACCCAGAACAAGCAGACCCAGCTTGATCTGGTGCAGGATCAGGTCGGCAAGCTGGTGGACACGTTCTCTGCCCTTGCGGCTGACCCAAACCTGTCGGTGCAGACCATTCAGCAACAGGGGGCGCGCCTTGTTGACCTCGGGCTTATTGCTCCAGAGCAGCTTGCCGTTGAATTGAAGGCCATCCCGCCCGGCGCCACGCCCGACCAGTTGCGCCAGATGATGGGCAACTACGCCCTTCGCGCGCTTGACGCTGGCGCCCGGTTCTCTGCCCAGTACGGCACGCCGTCCATGGTCCAGACTGGACAGACGCAGCAGCCCGTCACCGTGTCGCCGCTCACCGGCATCCGTCCTATTGGCGCCCCGATCCAGAACACGCTTTCGCCGCAGGATTTGGCGACGCCCGCGACTATCGGCACCACATCGGCCGGGCAGCCGATTACGGGCACCACGGGCCAGTTGCTGGAAAAGGCTGGCGTCAACCCGATGACGGCGCTCCCGATGGCCCCGCAGGGTGGCAACGCCCTCATGGGCGGCGCTCCGGCCGAGGGTGGTGGCAACGCACTTATGCCGCAGATCCCGGCTGGCCCCGGCGTCGTCACGCAACTTCCGGCCGGCGATATCGCGGCCATGGAGGCCGCTGGTGCGGCCGGCGGTGCCGACCTTGCTGCCGCTCGCCAGCGTGAAGCCACGTTCCAGCAGGACACAGTGCCGCTGGAAAAGGCAATCACGGCACTTGAGGCGCTGGGCACCGCCGGTACGGGTCCCGGCACGGAGCAGATCAACGAAATCAAGTCGTTCCTGACCTCCATGGGCATTCCCGGCGTTGATGTCGAAAGCATCAAGAACTTCGATGAGGCGCGAAAGTACCTTGTCCAGTACGCTCAGACCGTGGGCGATACCGGGACCAACGACAAGCTGGCCGCATCGTTTGCGGGCAACCCCAGCATCGGCATCTCGAATGCGGCGGCGGTCGATGTGGCAAAGACCGCTCTTGCCCTTCGCAAGCTGCAAAATGCTCAGCTCATGGCTTTCGAGGCAAGTGGCGCGCCTCCCAGCCAGTACAGTGCCTTTGCCTCGCAGTTCAATGCGCAGCAGGACCCACGCGCCTACGGTATGGACATGATGAGCCCCGACGCACGGGCCAAGCTCATCGAAGGGCTCAAGGGCGATGAGAAGACGCGGTTCGTGCAATCGCTGCGCACCGCTATCGGCCTCGGACTGGTGACCGCGCCAAATGGCCAATAAGGGGCAGAAGGTTGTCGAGGGGCTGGTTGCGCGGGGCTTTAGCCCCATGCATGCCGCCGTCATTGCCGGTAACTTCAAGCAGGAATCCGGATTTAACACAACCGCCTATAATCCGAACGAAGACGCCTATGGGCTGTTGCAGTGGCGGCTTGACCGGAAGTCCGGGCTTGAGAACTATGCCAAGGCGACCGGCCGCACGGCTGACGATCTCGATACGCAGCTCGACTGGCTGGCCATGGAAATGACGGGCGCAGCGGGCAACGAAGCAGCCAAGGCGGCCGAGTTCCTTGCCGCTGGCGATCCTGCTACGGCCAATGCCAAGCTCAAGGGCTTCATTCGGTACGGCGACAACTCGCAGAACGCGCGCCTCAACAATGCGCTGATGTACATGGCGCCAAGCGATGCAACCACGGGGAACAGCGACGTGGCCTCTACGCAGTTTGTCAATCCCGCCTTTGGTGGGGCTCAGATGCCCGGCGTTCCGGTATGGAACGGATCGGGCTATGCGCTGCCGGGTTCGGAAGCCGCTCCGGGCATGGGCGCCCCCGCTGCCCCGCAACTGCCGATGGCGCCCCCGCCTTTCAGTGCAGCCGCTCCGGGTGGGGATGTGTCGGATGATGATCTGCTCAAGATGTTCCTTGAGCCGGGTGGTTCCGGCGGCGCTCCGCCGGCTGCCGCTGTCCCTGCAGGTCCTGTTGCCGCGCCAACTGGTGGGTTGTCCGACGATGACCTTCTGAAGCAGTTCCTGCCGCAAGAGGCGGCCAAGTCGGCTGCCGCAGAGCCTGTCGCTCCCGCTGGCATGGAGAAGTTCGCCGATCTGCCTTATCCTGGCAATCCGAACTTCAACCCGGTTGAGAACGCACCGAACAAACCCGGCACTTATGGCGAGTCTTTGCCCGCGCAGGTGATGAGCGGTTTCAACGAAGGCATGGCCAATATGGCCGGCCTTCCCGTTGACGTGGCTACTGGCGCAATCAATCTCGGCCTCACTGGCGCCAATGCGCTGATGCCGCTTGATCCGAGCCTGTCGAGCCTCGTAACCGGTGAAGCGCCAAAGCCGCGTTTCCCGCTGATTGAAAACCCGGTCGGCGGCTCGCAGCAGATCAACCAACTTCTTTCCGGCGCTGGCGCTATCTATCCCGAGACAGATGACCCGTACGCCCGTTTCGGGCGGCGCATGGCGGAAGATATCGGCGCAACGACAATCCCGCTTCTGGGCACTGTAGGGCGCGCTGCGCAGCCCCTTCGCATGGCGGCAACAGAGCTTGGCCTTGGGGCTGGCTCTGGCGCTGGTGCGGCTGTTGCGCAGGAAAAGGCTCCCGACCAGCCGCTAATGGAACTCGGTGGCCAAATCCTCGGCATGCTTAGCGTTGGCGGTTTGGCCAAGGGCGCCAAAAAGCTCATCACGCCGTTTGATATTCCAGCCAGTCGGCAAGCGGCGATTGACGTCATGGAGCGCGAAGGCGTCTCGCTGACTCCGGGGCAGAAGACCGGCAGCAAGTCGCTACAGTATCTCGAAAGCGAACTCGGCGGCTCCAAAATCGCCGACATGACCGACGCGCAGGCCGACCAGTTCACCAAGGCCGCGCTCAGTCGCGCCGGCATCAGTGGGGAGCGTGCAACGCCGGAAGTCATGGCAGACGGCTTGCGCCGCATCGGTGATGAATTCGACGGGCTGGCTGCTCGCAACACCATGGTTGCCGACCAGGCGCTGGCCAATGATCTGGGCAGCGTGTGGAGTGACTATACCAACGTCGTGAACCCGACCGCTCGCGTGCCGGCTGTCGAAAACACAATCCGCGACGTAGCCAATGCCCTCACGGCGAATGGCGGAACTCTTAGCGGCGAAGCGTACCAGACCTTGGCCAGCCGGATCGAGAAGATCGCGCGCGGGACCAGCGACAACGAACTCGCAACGGCCTTGCGCGGGATCAAAGCGTCGCTTGACGGCGCTATGGAACGCACACTGCAGGCGCAGAACTCTCCCGATCTGGGGGCGTGGCGGCAGGCGCGTTCGGACTATCGCAATTTCCTCGTGCTGGAAAAGGCCGCACAGGGCGCTGGCGAGAATGCCGCCATGGGGGCCATTACCCCTGCCAAGCTCCGCGCCGCTGCGCAGTCCATCTACGGCAAGCGTTCGTTTGTGACGGGCCGCGATCCGTTCGCCGAACTGGCGCAGGCCGGGCAAGCTACAATGACGCCGCTGCCTCAGTCTGGCACGGCGCCACGGCACGCAGCTCGCAACATGCTAATGAACGCTCCAGCCATGGCGGGTGGTCTTCTCGGCAACAGCATTGGCGACCTTCCCGGCGCTGCTCTTGGTTGGGCAGCGGGCAAGGCTGTTCCGAACCTTGCCACGACGGCCATTCTGTCGCGACCGGGGCAGGCGTATCTCACTAACCAGTTGCTTCGGTTTCAGGCGGCGGCAGATGCGGCTGGCACGGCGGCAGTTCCGGCTGCGCTTGGCCCATACCTGCAATCTCAGCAGCAGCGCCGACCAATTGATATCACCGTGCGTGGTGGTAACCCGCTACTCGCTCAATAACCGCGTGGCTTAAACAGGGACGCCTTGATAGTTCCGGCCAGCCATCCCCAGAAGAACGCGCCAGCAAAAGCGGTCACAGGGCTCTGGAGCAACGGGTTCGCGCTCGGGGGCAAGCCAGCCATCGGCGTGAGAACGGCAACCAAAGCCGCGATTGCACCGACTACGGCGCCCCAGATCAGCGGGTCGGTCTGCTTTTGCGTCTCGGATGGGCTTGGGCGCCCGAATTCAATCGGCGCTCCACGGCGCGAAGGCGATGAACGGTAGTCGTCTGGACCAAGATCAATGTGGTGCATAGCCACGCTAGTACCACAATCCAAACGAGGTTTATAGATGGCGACCATTTTGCCAAATGCAGTCAACCAGTTCATCGACGCGTCGGGGAACCCCTTGGCCGGCGGCACTGTGTTCATGTACATTCCTAACAGCTCAACCCCGAAGGACACGTACCAGGATAGCGCAGGCACCATCCTCAATACCAACCCGATTGTGCTCAACGCCTCGGGCGAAGCCATCATCTACGGCTCCGGCGCGTACCGACAGGTTGTTTATGATGCGAATGGGGATCTGATTTGGGACCAGATCACGGCAGACACCTCGGTTGGCGGCTTCGCATGGGGCGGCGTGACGACTGGCACGGCCAATGCGCAGGTTGGCGATGCGTCGAGCTTTTCGTCTCAGGACGGCCAGCAGTACGGGTTTATCGCGGGGTTCTCCAACTCTGGCCCGATGACGATCAATCCCGGTGGCTCGGGTGCTATTCCGGTGCTGCGAGACAGCCCGCTCGGCCCGGTCCCATGCGTGGGCGGCGAAGTGGTCGCCGACAACGAATGTACGCTGGTCTATGAAGCGGCGCGCGGTGCATTCCACCTGACCAACCCTGCCATTGGCACCATGGCGTCTCAGAATGCCAATGCCGTCGCCATCACTGGCGGCACGATTGCCGGCGTGACGATCACAACCAGCACGATCACGCAGCCGACGCTGACGCTCAAACAGTCTGCAGCTCCCACGCCTACCGCTGATGGCGATACCCAGTGGGATACCGACGACAATTTCCTAGTGGTCGGCAACGGGGCAACTCAGACGATTTTCCGCCCTGCCATGCCGGGAACGTTGTGGGGCAATGTGATCTCCAACAATGTTGCCGATGCAACGAACGATATCGACGTCACCGCAGGGTTCGCGGCCGACTCGACCAATGTCGTGCTGATGCACCTGGCGACGGCTTTGACCAAGCGCCTCGATGCGACATGGGCAGTTGGCAACAACCAGGGCATGCGCGATACTGGCTCGATCTCGGATGCAACGTGGCACATCTTCATCATCATGCGGCCAGACACTGGCGTTGTCGATGTTCTGGCCAGCCTGTCGGCGACGGCTCCGACGATGCCCACGAACTACACGTATTTCCGACGCATCGGGTCGATTGTGCGAAGCTCCGGTGCGATTGTCGCGTTCTTCCAAGAGGGCGACCGGTTTGTCTTGGCTGTCCCGGTCGCGGACATCAATGCGAACAACCCCGGCACAAGCGCCGTCACCGCGACGTTGTCAGTGCCAACCGGGATCAAGATCATGGCCGAAGTGGCGTTCGGGCATGTCAATGGCGCTTCCAGTACGTCGGTGTACGGACTTCTGACCAGTTTGGATCAGGCCGACACGACGCCATCTGAGACGCTGAGCAATTCGGCCACCTATACCCCCACCAGCGGCTCGGGCATTCAGAAGAACACGGTTTACGTCCGCACAAACACATCGGCTCAGGCTCGCTACAGGCTGTCGAGTAGCGCCAGCGGCATCAAGGCGCTGTTGACGACGTTCGGCTGGATCGACACGCGCGGTCGTCTCGCATGACCCACAACCACAGGATAGAGATATGAGCAACGTGCCAGCCAGCGCGGCGATCCTACTCGACTTCATTGGCGAGACGGAGACCGGGCGCACGGGGGTTGAAGCCTACCGGACGATTTACCGGCACAAGCAGGGCACGCTGCCCAAGCCGGTGACCGACTTCACCCTTGATGAGCTTTTGGCCGCGCAACTCAAGTGGGGCAAAAACTGGGGCAGCTCGGCAGCCGGGAA